TGATGAGAATGATCCATTAAAGATTAGAAAAGATTACTTTGTACACTTTAAATTTTTACCAGGTTTAGGATTCTATGGGTTTGGTTTAATTCACATGATTGGTGGATTATCTAGATCAGCAACTCAAGCTCTAAGACAATTATTAGATGCTGGAACATTAGCAAATTTGCCAGCTGGATTTAAAGCTAGAGGTTTAAGAATTAGAGATGACGATCAACCATTCCAACCAGGTGAGTTTAGAGATGTAGATGCACCAGGCGGAAACATTAAAGATCAATTCCAATTACTTCCATTTAAAGAACCTAGCCCAACTCTATTTCAATTAATGGGTTTCTGTGTTGAAGCAGGACAACGTTTTGCAGCAATCGCAGATATTCAAGTTGGAGATGGTAATCAACAAGCTGCTGTTGGAACTACTATTGCATTATTAGAAAGAGGCTCAAGAGTAATGTCAGCTATACATAAGCGTTGTTATTATTCTATGAGAACTGAATTTAGATTGTTACATAAAATATTTGCAACGTACTTACCTCCTGTATATCCATATGCAGTTTATGGTGGAGATCGTTTTGTAAAACTTACAGACTTTGATGACAGAGTAGATGTAATACCAGTTGCAGATCCAAACATATCTTCATTATCACAAAGAGTAACTCTTGCTAATGAAACATTAAAGATTGCAATGTCTGCTCCAGAACTACATGATATTAAAGAAGCTTACAGAAGAGTTTATCAAGCATTAGGAACTCAGAACATTGAAGAGTTATTAAAACCAGAAGTTTTAAAAATTCCAAAAGATCCTGCTATTGAAAACATGGAAGCATTACAAATGAAAATGCCAACTGCTTTTCCAGAACAAGATCATGATGCACATATAACAGCTCACTCATTATTTATTAAAACAAGAATGGTACAAATTAATCCTGCGGTATATGCATTACTACAAGGACATATATCAGAACACATTTCACAAAAAGCTTCACAAGAGGTTGTTGAAGCAATGGCAATGAATCCAGAAGATCAAATGTTAGCACAAGAGAATCCAGAAATGTTTACAATTAAAATGAATGGAGCAATTGCTCAACGTACTGTAGAACTTACTGCACAACTACAACAAGCAGAAGCTTCGGGTGAACAACAAATAGATCCATTAGTTGCATTGAAACAAAGAGAGTTAGATCTTAGAGCAATGGACTTACAAATTAAACAAACTAATATTTCTACAGACAATGCTTTAAACGCTTCTCAATTTAAAGTTGATACTTTAATGAAGCAACAGGAACTGGAAATTAAAGATAAACAATCTTATGATAGATTAAATATCGCTAAAGAAAAAATTCAATTAGCTAGAGAGAAACAAAACAAAAGATGATTAAGAAAGAAAAAGAACCAAAGCTAGGTAAGCGATTTGGACCACCTCCATTAAAAGGTCCTATGCCACAAATTCCACCAGTAGATAAATCATTAAAAAAGTTGTAATATAGTGTCTATGTTAAATGCAATTGCACCACTAGCTAAAATATTATTTAGTACAATTGAAAAATCTGTACCTGATAAAGACTTACAAGCAAAGTTAAAAGCTGATTTACAAACTCAATTAATGCAGTCGCATACTCAAGAGTTAACTGCTGCAGCAAAAATTATTGAGGCAGAGGCCAAAGCGGGCTGGTTCGCATCGAGCTGGAGGCCCCTTTTAATGTACGTATTAATTTTTATATTAGTATGGAATTATGTATTAGGACCTGTAATCTTATTCTTTTTTAAAGCTTCTATAACAATTCAATTACCAGGTGATGTTTGGACACTTCTTCAAATTGGCCTTGGTGGGTATGTTGTAGGCCGCAGTGCGGAATCAGTTGCACGAACTATGGCTAACAAACCACAACCAAAAGAGCAAGAAAACGGGTAGTGAAATACTTAGTTATTATGTTATTGCTTTTTTCATGCAATAATATAAATTCACCAAATATAGATAAACCAATATTAAAAATTGAAAAAGCATTCTAATGTTAGAACGATTAAAAGATTTAATAGCTAAAAACTTTTCTAATAAAGAAATAGAAAAGAAAAATAATATATTAATGAAAAGCCGTAAAGAAGTAGATATTAATGGTAATGGAACTTCTGGTTATACGATTAAAGAAGGTGAGCATAAGGGAATCGTTCTTGGCCATATCAAAAGAAATAAAAATGTTATTTAATTTAATAAAAAAATTCTCATCTTGGTTAGACTATTGGATCTGGAGACAAGAATTAAAAAGAAAAATTAAAAGAAATAAGAATGGCTAAAACAATTTTAGTCACAGGTGCAGCTGGATTTCTAGGCTCGCATATTTGTAAAGAATTACTTAATAGAAAATACGAAGTTATAGGTGTAGATAATTTATTAGGAGGAGATAAAGCAAACATTCCTTTCTTAAATAATTTTTATAAATTAGATTGTGCAGATTTTAAATCAATGCTTAAAATTACAAAAGACATTGATGTATTATTTCATTGTGCAGCAACAGCTCATGAAGGTCTATCTGTATTTTCACCTTATACAATTACACAAAATAATATTATGGCAACGGTAGGCGTTGCAACAGCAGCTATTCAAAACGGTGTAAAAAGAATTATCTATTGTTCTTCTATGGCAAGATATGGAGATCAACAAAGCCCATTCACAGAAGACATGCCAACTAAACCAGTAGATCCATATGGTATATCTAAAGTTGCTGGAGAAGAAATATTAAAAACATTATGCAAGGTTCATGGTGTAGAATTAGTAATCGCTGTTCCACATAACATTATTGGACCTAATCAAAAATATAATGATCCATTTAGAAACGCTGTATCTATTTTTATTAATCGTATGCTTCAAGGTAAACCTCCAATTATTTATGGAGATGGTATGCAGACAAGATGTTTCTCTTATGTAGATGATTGTTTAAGTTCATTATTAAAAATGGTCGAAGACCCGTGTGTCGTGGGCCAAGTAATTAACATCGGGCCTGACGAAGAATTTGTAACTATCAAAGAAGTCGCTGAGACGTGTGCCAACCTTACTGGTTTCAACGGAGATTTTGAATACGTACCTGATAGACCACAAGAAGTTAAACATGCAACCTGCTCATCGGATAAAGCAAGAAAGCTACTAGGTTATAAGACTATGACTAATACGAAAGAAGGAATCAAGAAGACATATGAGTATATCAAGGAACACGGACCACGGGCCTTTGAATATCACCTAGACATAGAAATTATAAATGATAAGACTCCAAAGACTTGGACAAAGAAATTAATATGACATACAATCTAAATTTAAAAATAGATGACATTACAGATTTTAGTTTTAATTTTTCTAAATGGCATAAATCAGATATTAATGAACATATTGCTACAATGCATAAATATGCTAATGAGTGTAATCACATTACTGAATTTGGAGTTAGAGCAGGAATCAGTACTTGGGCATGGTTAGCTTCTAGAGCAAAAGTTATTAGGTGTTTTGATATAGATAATGTTACAGATAATTTAAAAATTCATTTTCAATCAGCAAAAGATACGCAAAAAGATTTTACATTTACTTGTGTTAATACTATTGCAGATAACTTAGAAATAGAACAAACTGATTTATTATTTATTGATACAGACCATACTTATAATCAATGTAGTAAAGAATTAAAAATGCATGCACATAAGGTTAGAAAGTATTTGATATTCCACGATACAAACCTAGTTAAAGATCTAAATAGGGCTATAAGTGAGTTTATAGAAGCTAATAAGGAATGGAAAATAAAAGAAGTATTAACTAATAATAATGGTTTAACTGTGTTAGAAAGAACTGCATGAACCATGTATTTTGTTTTGTAAGTTCTAAAGTTACAGAACAATATTCTAAATTAGCTTTAGATAGTTTTTTCAAACATACTAAATTAGAACCTGGCGATATATTTGTATTTGTAAATAATGATGGAACAAATGCATTTAAAGGTGAGTATCCAATAGATATTTACATAAATAATAAAACACCAAAGGCTTGGGCGACAAACTTTAATAAAGGTTTAAAAGTTGCTAAGAAATTTAAAAAACATTTTGTAGTTATAACTAATGATGTTGTATTTACTAAAGGGTGGTTAGACGTATTAAAACAAAAAGATGATATGATTTTAATACCTGTTTGTAATGTTAACTTTATGTATAAGAGTTCTTATTTTTCAACTGCACCCACTATGCAATTAGAAGAGTATATTGGTAAAGAACATTATTTAGATGCTATTGTAGATTTTCATCAAAATCAATTTAAATTCAATGACTTAGATGAGCGTATATTTATGCAAATGTATTTAGCTAGAATACCCTATAAGATACACGAAGAGGTTGGTTATTTTGATCATACATTTTCTAATTGTGGTGGAGAAGATATGGACTATAGAATTAGAGCTGCTTTGAAAGGTTATAAAACAATGCTAGCTGTATATCCATTTATATTACACTTTCATGGTAAGTCTTCTTGGGATGGAGCTGAATCTACAGAACAAGAAAGAGTTAGAAGAGAACAGTATTTAAAAAAAGGTGTAGAAAAATGGGGAGAAGATCTAACAGAAATATTTATTAAAGGAACTGATGCAAAAGAACATGCCCATAAAATAGGTTTAGGAAAAGAATTTGACAACAACGAACAATATAATATTATACGTATATTAAAAAAATGCTAAGTATTGATACAGTTCAAGATATAAAAAAACTAATAAACAAGCGTTTAACCGTGATAAAGGATGAACTTTGCTATGGTATAGACACGCTTGATAAACTTCATTATTCTAGGGGTCAACTCAGAGCCTTAGAAACTCTGCTTCAGGATCTTAATGACCTGCTGAAACGGGAGAATAGTGAAGATGACGACGACAGTAACAACTGATATTCCTTCTATACATGAAGGTTTAAAAGACGTTTACCAAGATAAAGAAGTGGTTGAGAAAGTTCTCAATCCAAACTCAATAGATAAATCTACTTTAGATAGAATGCCTCAGCCAACAGGCTGGAGACTTTTAGTCTTGCCTTATGCTGGGCCAGCTCAAACTAAAGGTGGAATTATTCTATCTGATAATTCTAAAGACACAATCCAAATGACAACTGTTTGTGCTTACGTTCTTAAAATGGGAAATCTTTGTTTTAGAGATAAAGATAAATTTCCATTAGGACCATGGTGCAAAGAAGGTGAGTGGGTAATTTTTGGAAGATATGCAGGTAGCCGATTCAAAATAGAAGGAGGCGAAGTTAGAATTCTTAATGATGATGAAATCATTGCTAAGATAGATAACCCCTCTGATATTTTGCACATGTACTAATAGGAGGACAACATGAATGAACAAACAAAAAAACAACCTGAGGTAGAATTAGATCTAGATGATGTTAATGAAACTTCGGTTGAATTAAAAGACAAAGAAGAACCTAAAAAAGCACCTAACTTAAATGTTGGAGAAGTTGATTTAGGATATACAACTCACGATGGTAAAGCAGAAAAAGAAAAAGAAAAAATTTCTGTTGAAGAAATAGAAGATCAACCTAAAGTTGAAGCTAAAACAGAAGAAAAAAAACCTGTTGATAATCTAGAGCAACACACGGAAAGCGTAAAAAAACGTATTGATAAATTAACTTATAAAATACGTGAAGCAGAAAGAAGAGAACAAGCTGCTTTAGAATATGCTAAAGGTTTACAGAAA